ACTCGTCGGTTTTTTTGATTAATATCTATAAAACCTACATTCAAGATGTTATGATGACATATTCATTCTGTCTACATCCTTTAACTTAACTTTAAATTATAAATTGAATCTTTATATTAAAAAATGTTTTTATATAAATAAACATATATTTATGATTGAAATCGGATGTATGTTCCGCTTTCTACAAAAAGAAAGATAAATCATGAATATTTACTATAATCCTATGGATGTAAACATCCTTGTCAATGGCAATTCCGTCGCAAAATACTATAAAGATGGAAAAACTTATATAGAAGCAAAAGACGGAAGCGAATACGAAATTCAAATAAAAAACAATCATTGTCAACGAGTTCTGGCCGTAGCCAGTGTGGATGGTTTGAATGTAATAACAGGAGAACCAGCGTCTATCGAAGACAGTGGTTATGTAATAAACCCATATGATTCTTTTAGAATTAAAGGGTTTAGATACAGTGATGAAAAAGTAGGTGCATTTAAATTTGTAAGTAAAGATAAGTCTTACGCATCAGAAAAACAAGTCTCGGAAAATTGTGGAGTCATAGGAGTTAAAATTTTTAATGACGCCACATCGTATACTGTTACTGGTACGAATATTCTAAAATATACGGTTGAAGATATTCCATCATCACCTTATATTCAACCGTTGGTATGTGATAAATCTTATGGTTCAAATGTTGTAATGTGTTGTAATTTTGACATGGGTTCTGGCTGGGGGTCTTCAAAAGAAAGTAAAGTGACTCATACAAATTTTGAACGTGGATATGTTACCCATACTTTCGAGTTTTATTACGCTTCTAGAAAAGCTTTAATTGATATGGGTGTAATAGAAAGTTCTGCCCCTAAAATCTCATTTCCGAAAAGTTTTCCAAAATACGCCACTCCTCCTAAAAATTGGATGTGTTAAATAACAACTCCGTAAGTGTTTACGGAGTTTGTTTTATAAAATTATCTAGTTTAGTAAAAACTTCGCTAAGCCACACGTTTGCGTTTGGGATGTTATTCCATATCTTGTCCTCTCGCATCAAACCCACAAACTGCATTCTGTTCAAACGAGAAACTTGAGAGTCTATTATCTCATTTATTCTCAGTTGAGTGAAACTTTGTATTTGAGTTTCATTTAATTGCATCAAATCGTAATTTCTTTGTACCAAATATTTGTTTTCAAGTATTGTGTCATGTAGTTTATATTTTCCCTTATGAGTCTCACAATAATTAAAAATCTCATCCAAATTGTATCTATGATTGTGTTCAAATATTGGGAAACACTTTTTTATCGTTTTCAACCCCGCTCCATATATTCCATCAATATTGTCACTTACGTCTCCTTCTAAAACTCTATAGTTTATGAAATTTTCACAACTAATACCATATTCAGATAAAATCTCGGCACATCCATAAAGTCTTTTCTTAGTTGAACTCCAAATTTTAACTCTATTACTGGCTAACTGTAAAAAGTCTTTATCCGACGACATTATTGTGATATTGCTATCTTTAAATTTATCCAATGCCAAATATGCAATTACATCGTCTGCTTCAACATTATCCACGGACATTACAGTTAATGGTAGAACTTTTAAGTATTCGACTGTTCTAATCAACTGTTTTTTTAAATTTTTTTCTTCTTCATCTGAGTCGGAATTATCTAAGTAAGTTCGATTTATTCTGATCTTAGTGATTCTTTTGTTTTTATAATCAGGATAAATTTTTCTTCTCTTTTGGCTTCCACCCACGCCATCAAAAACAATTACACATTTTGTAGGATTAAAAAGTTTGATGGCATATCCGACACTCTTTAAGAATCCGGATATGCCACCAGTATGTATTCCATCCATATTCATATATGGAGAAACACAGAAACTTTTTATGAAGGTATTTAACCCGTCAATTATTAATATGTCAGATAGTTGATTTTTTTGTAATCCTTCTGATTTATTTTCTTCGTTCTTGTTTATGTTTCCAAACAAAGAATATAATTTTTTCTTCTCTGACGAACTAATAATTTCCATGTTTAATCCTCTTTATCTACTTCATCCTCATTGGTATCTACAACGGCGTCGTCAATAATAATGCTATTAGGATCTTTATATTTCATTATCACTGCGTCACAGATTTTTTGATACAGTTCATCCTTAAAAGAAGCGTCTTTCGTCATCATCTCCACTAAATCTTTGGATTGAAATTGAATTTCCTCACCATTCGATTTTGTGTATTTATAATACGCTCCTGATTGTTTAACGATGTTTTGATCTTTTAATACTTTGAGCCAACTTGCATAATCTGCGATGCCACTGTCAAAGTAAATATCAAAATTCGCCTGTCTCTGTGGCGGACCCATTCTGTTTTTTACAACATGAGCTTTACACTCATTTCCAATTACATCTTCACCTTTTTTTAACTTTCCAGTATTGTTGAGTCTAACTCTAACTGAACAGTGATATGCTAATGCTTTACCTCCGGAAACCGTATATTTGTCGCCAAATGCCATAGCGTTGAGATTTTGTCTCAATTGATTTGTAAATACAATCAATACTTTTTGTCTACCAATCATGTTGGTAATTTTTCTCATTGCTTTGCTTATAATAATAGACTTAGCCGTGGCAAAACCGTCTTTGCCATGTTCGCTTTCTTGTTCTGTCTTAGTAGACGCGGCTGCTACAGAATCCACTATGATCGTAAGAATTCTATCTTTGTTGCTTTTTCTGACAACCGATATAAGTTTCTCCATTTGTTCAAAAATGTCTTCCACAGTTTCACATGGAGAATATGGAAGATTTTTCAAATCTACACCAAGACTTTTCCAAAATTCGGGAGCCGCGGCGTTTTCGGTGTCGATAACGACCGCTATTCCACCTTTCTTTTGTGTATTCGCGACTATATGAGCAGAAATCAAACTTTTTCCAGTACCCTCCAAACCGTTAAACTCCACCATACGACCCACTGGAAGTCCTCCGTTTGGACGATTACTTATTGCCAAATCCAATAAAGAAGAGCCTGTAGAAATCCAATCAGTTATTGTGGAAGGATCTTCCTGATCATCCAAGAAGTATACTTTTTTTCCTTCTTTGGAATCTTTATTTAAAACGTCTGCTAATTCAGATACTAATTCATCTCTATCCTGTTTAGTTTCAATTGTTGCATTTTTTGTACTTTTATTTTTTGCCATAAAACTCCTTTTTTAAAAATGGGGAGAGGTGAAATGTTCACCTCTCCCCGTTAACTTAACCAAATATATTAAGAATTAAACAAATTGTCAAATGCTTTGGTTACATCTTCCGAATTTGACTTTGCAGATAACGCACTTGGCGATTTGCTCGTAGGATTCTTAGACGCCTCAACAGCTGCTGTCTCTACTTCGTCGGCAGTAGGAACGGCTTCCTCAGATCCACCATTTTCTGTGTCATTTGACGCCAACCATGCTTCCATCACAGCCTTGAGTTCATCATAACTCAACTCAGGAAACACTTCGAGAAGATTTGGTTGATTACTAATCATGGATACCAAGTCTTTGTTATTCGGATCAACGGCTGGCGAAACGTTTGGTTTAACTCTGATTGATGTCTCAGGATATTGTTTACCTGTCTCAACTGCCGTCTTAAACTCTACTACGATGTCACGGCCCTTGACCAAGTCGGTAATATCACCGAAATCTGGATCAGCAATGATTGCCAAAATTTCTTGATATACGTTCTTACCAAATCCCCAAAACTTTACACCTTCAGATTCTTGACCACGAACAATTACTGGCGCAAAAGTTCTCATCTTAGGTTCAATCTTCCGACCAAACTTCCATTCTTCCTTATCTCCACTTCTCTTTAACTTATTGGAGAATTCTACAATCGGATCGGCTCGGTTGAAGGAATCTGGACTCAAATAAGTTTTTCCATTAAGACCATAATGAAACTTCAATTCAATGAAAGGATTTTCAGTATTGTGCTTGTATGGAACGATTCGAATCACTTGTTTGCCAGGAGACGGCTTCCATATTAAAGTGCTCTTGCCATTGTTTGAAAATGAGTTCAAACGACTCTTGATTTTTTCTAGATTAATTGCCATAATTTTTAATTAGTTAATTTTTAATTAGTTAAATAAGTTAATTCGTTAACCACTCAGTTAATTTTTAATCTTATTATTACTAATAA